TGCCCGATGTCTCCATGTACAACGTGATGAGGAATGGTATAATTACTACTAAAGTTAAAGTAAAGGATTAACAATTAATGGTAAGTCATAGTATGATAAGTAAATGTTGCAAGGAAAATATGTTCGTTGAAGGAAGTGCTGAAGGAACGAGTTACTATGTCTGCACCGAATGTCGAAAACCGTGCGATCCAACCTCGTGGCGGATATTCCGAAGTGCTTGCGAGGCTGAAGCTTGATGAAGGCTTTCGGCAATTCCTGTATCGTTGTACCGCAAATAAACTCACTATTGGTTATGGGTTCAATTTAGAAGACTGCGGCATTCCAGAAGTCGTTGCTGCATTTTGGCTAGAGTACGAGGTCAAAGAAGTTGAACGCGAACTTGCCAAAAATTTCCCAACATATCGTGTATTAGACAAAGTGCGCCAGGATGTTCTGCTCAACATGGCTTATAACCTTGGAGTTCCTAAGCTCATGGAGTTTCGAAATATGCTATCGGCCATCTGTGAAAACGATTATGCGACAGCAGCGAAACATATGCTCGACTCTAAATGGGCTAAGCAGGTAGGAATGCGTGCTCAGCGCTTAGCAAGAGCCATGGAGACAGGCCGTGAAGCTTAAGCGTATTAAGAAGTTTAAGTGTATTAAGAAGCGATACGTTGTCATCACGCTTGCCGTGCTCTATTTCGTAGCTTTGATCTATGTTAATTCCACTGAAACACCCGAAGACAACCAAACCTTAGAAAGAATCAAAGACATTGTGTTGCGAATCGTCATGGTTGAACCGACAGACCCAGAACCTTCCACACTTCAAGTAACACATTAACTTCTATCTATAAATCCTTGCTATATATCATATTGTTGTGTACGATAAATCATCACCTCCAATTATGCTAATAAGGATATTAGACATGGCAAAAGGATCTGCTCGCTCCCAGTATCAAGAAGCTTCCGATTACAAATCCAATGTAGACGCAACCAATTCAGCAATGGGCTATCACAACATGGCTGATCGCGCCAATAACGCTAAAAAGCCAGGTGGAATGCAGGGCGCTAAAGTGCGCAAGCAAGAAATGGGTAAGCCTAAATCCGGTTCTGCAAGCACTGGTAAAGACTATTAAAAGCGGACAATAAAAGGACAAACATGAAATACGATCCTTCTATTTGTGCAAAAGTGCCCGAGTTGTTTGAGGATTGCTCATCAATAACTCAGGTTGCAGTCAAACTCGGCATAGGTCGATCAACTTTGTACGAATGGATCGATGCCTATCCCGAATTTAAAAAAGCTATGGAACTTGGACTAAATAAGTCTGAAGCGGCAATGGAAAAATTAGCGCTTGAAGGTGCTAAAGGTTTATATGAGAAATTTAGTGCGCCAATGCTAATTTTCATGATGAAGAACAGATTCAAATCTACATACGGCGAGCAGAAAGAAGAGGAAAAGAATGCTGCGACTACTTTATTAGAGCAGCTCTTGCTAGGTAATATTAAAATAGAGAAGGTAGTGTGATACTTGGACAACTTCAGGACTACAATTACTTCTCCCAAAACTTCTTTAGAGTAAAGAACAAAGAAGGTCAGCTTGTAAAATTCAAACTTAATCGTGTTCAACAACATCTTGATGCCAAGCTAAATGCGCAAAAGAAAGCAATAGGCATGGTGAGGGCTAATGTTCTAAAAGGGCGGCAGCAAGGCTGCACGACTTACGTTCAGTCACGCTATGTGCATAACGTAGTAACCAGTGTGGGCATGGAAGCATACATTCTAGCTCATGAGAAAGAAGCAACGTCTAACATTTTTCGCATGACGAATCGTTATATCGAAAACTTTCCTGAAGGCTTGTGCCCTAAGCCTGACACGCGAAGCGCAAATAGGCTTTACTTCAAGAAGCCATTTGACAGTGGATATTCAGTCGGTACAGCAGCAAATAGAAACACAGGTCGATCTAAGACGATTCAACTATTTCACGGTTCAGAAGTTGCGTTTTGGCAGCACGCTGATGAACACGCAAAAGGTGTTATTCAAGCAGTTCCGCGAGCACCTGGAACTGAAATAATTCTAGAGTCAACAGCCAATGGCATGGCTAATTACTTCTATAACAAATGGATGGGTACAGCAGCTGGCAACACAGAATATATCAATATCTTTTTACCGTGGTATTGGCAAGAAGAATACATTGCTTACATCGATGGATTTGTGCTGAATGAAGAAGAAATTAATTTGCTCGAAAACTTTGAGCGAGATGGCTTAGATATTCCGCACTTAATGTGGCGCAGACTAAAGATTTCTGAATTTGATCCGCTTGATCTTAAGAAAGGTACGATCCGGTTTCAACAAGAATATCCGATGAATGCTGAAGAAGCATTTAAGAATCGTGTTGAGAATATATTAATTAATTCAAACACTGTATTAGATGCTCGAAAAGCAAATGTTGATGATAGATATGCGCAGTTAATAATTGGTGTAGATCCTGCTTGTGGTATCAAAGATAAATTCACAATCATTCGTCGTCGCGGCTTAAGAGCTTACGATCTTGAATCTCATGTTAACCACAACACAATGCAAATCGCCGGTAGATTGCGCACCATCATTGATCGAGAAAATCCATTTAAGGTCTATATAGACGTCATAGGGATTGGGGCAGGCGTTGTCCATAGATTACAAGAGCTGGGCTATGACATGGTTGAAGGTATTAACTCTGCGCGCACTTCTGGAGAGCGTGAGAAATATTTCAATAAACGCGCTGAAATGTGGGGGACGATGAATGATTGGTTCAATGGTGAAGCTCAAGTGCAAGTTCCAGATTGCGATGTTTTGCATACCGATCTGTGTGCGTTTTATTACTGGTACAGAAGTGATGGCCGGATGCAGCTAAGCAGCAAGGAAGAATTGAAAGAAGATGGCTATCCAAGTACAGATGCAGGAGACGCATTAGCTTTAACATTTGCAGACGGTATTAATGCTATGCGTGATGAGGAAGGTGAGGTGGCTCCAAAACAAGATAGAACCAAGGGTAAATTCTTTTGAGGGAATAATATATGGCACGCAAGGACGCTGAGTTATGCGCAGAGTTTAGAGAGTACGTTGAGGTATGGCGGAAGTATTTTCGTAAGAATATACAGCAGTATCATGACATGCACCGCTTTGTCTTTGGCTCCCAATGGGAAGACGACGAAGAACAGTTGCTCAAAGACTATAACAAGGTGCCGCTCACGGCTAATAAGATTGCGCCGCTTGCGAACTATGTCATCGGCGAGCAAATGCGTAATACGCCTAACCTTGAAGCTGCTCCAGACTCTGATGATATAGACCAGCAGACAGCGGCTGTGCGTCAAGCATTAGTCAAATCTATCTCTCTCGACTCTAAAGCGCGAACAATCTACAACCAGTGCTATCAACAGGCGGTGGTGGGTGGATTCAGTGCGTACTGGATCAGCCATGATTACATTAACAATAGATCCTTTGACCAGAGTCCATTGATCCAGGGTTTCCAAGATGCCACGCGTTGCTTTTGGGATGTCGGTGCTCAAACTACTTGTAAAACCGATGGTATGCAATGTGGGTTTTACGCACGCATGTCACGCAAGCTGTTCCGCAAAACATATGGTAAGCGTATTGAATCAACTATTCCTGCTACGGTCACCGAAACAGAAGAAGACACGAACGCAAGCTTTCAGTGGAATGATGCAGATGTCATCACTATAGGTCAGTGCTTTAAGCGTAGCTTGATTAAAGGCAAATTATATCAACTTTCGAATGGTGAAAAAGTAACAGACGAAGAGTTTGATCAACTTGAGACTATCTCTATTCCGAACGAGTTAGAAGATGGGAAGATGAACGATTATCTCATCCATAATGGGGAGATGGTCACGATTGTGAATGAACGTGACATTATGTCTTACAAGATTAAGCACTATAAATGGGCGGGTGACTACATCTTAGAAGAAACCGACTGCCCAAGTCAGCAATTACCCGTTGTATTTGTAGACCAGAACAGTTACTGGGACAAGCAGGGCGTGCAGATTTGCAGACCGATGTTTAAAGATGTGCGTGATACGCAGAAGTTTATTAATTACCTTATCACGCAGATTGCGTATTTGATCAAAGTATCACGTTATGATCAGTTCATGGCATCA